AATCATCATTAACCGAGGCAACCGGAACCCAGTAGTATTTAACGTGTCCGGATGTGTAGACCTGACAACATACCAAGTCATCAGCGACAAACATCATGTCGCCCTCTATACCTAAAACATAGTAAGCCGGATCGCCGGACGTTTCCGAAACGGACTTAACACGCCCGTTGGCGGATGAAATTACCAGACCGCCGTTAACCGCACGAACTTTCGAAATGATAAGTTCAAAAATGGTCATGGCCTTACGGACTACGGCATTATCTATTTCAAGGTTCCAATCCCCATTGATAGCCTTGTATAGCTTCATTCCTTCACCCATCAGTCCGGGGATGAATCTTTCTGAACTGATATAGTCCTTGACTATGGTTTGAAACAGGGTTGCGACGTGCTCAACATTCAGATCGTATGTTTTTGCAAGTGCCTGAACGAGTAAATTTAAAGTATGCGTGTCACCTTTAGCCCAAATATCCGCGCCTGTTGAAATATTCCCTTCCGAATCAAGTGTGCCAACATTGGCCGAACCGGTTACTTCCAATGTAGCGGCCTTAACTTTCATCCGAGCAACTAAAGATTGCAATTCCGTGTCGCCACTTTCGTTGATAAATGTAAGCCCATCACCAACAAACAGCCCTTTCAGGAAAGTGATAGGCTCTTTAGCTATATCCGCTTTTACCTTGCTTAAATAAAGATCATCTATCTTCTTCAAAGCCTCTTTAATCGCTGCATCTATCTCCTTCAAAATGCGGAGCGAAGAAAGCGTATTATCATCGGTTAACTCTGTGGCGGTATCCGATGAAGCAATGATACGCGAACGAATCTCTAACAGCGTTCGGAGCGATGACAGTACGTTGCTATCGGTAAACGACTTTGTATCGGTAGCCTTTACAATGTCAACCGAAGCGCCTCCACCGCCTCCGCCGTTAACAGCAACGCCGCCAGTCGTCCGGGTGATAACAGCCCCAGCCGGATAGTTCTTTGACCGGGGCTTTGCGGGTATGGATGTAGTTTTAATATCTACCATTTTCAATCATCTTACAATTAAACTGATTCATCGCGAAGTCAATTGTACCGCCCGTGATCGTAAACCGTTTGTTTGGCTGGAACTTATCGGTTATAGTTGTGATAGGCGTAATTGCTTCGTCATCTACCAGTATTTGTGTAAGTTTGAATTTGGTAGCTCCGTACTGATTAATAATGCGCCGGATTAAATGCTCTTCAGGCCGGACTAACTTCTGTTCTATAGAAGAATAGAGGTTATCGGTCAGGTAGTTATCACCTAACATTACTTTGCTGTAGCATGCACCATCGTTGTTGTAACTGGATATTTTAAATTCGATTTCGTCTAATTCGTTAATGTAGCCTTCGTTAACGACGTTTTCATAATAACGGTCTGTATTGTCGGTAGTCTTTTCGGCTTCGGTACTCTTTCCATATTTAAAAGAGAAGTCTTTTAACAAGAATCCATTTATAGCAATGGCATTATGTATTTTAGATGCGTAAAGAGTAAATTCAAGCTCGCCATATAATAGGGTATCTACGGGAATTATTACACCCGAAATACCTTTATACGGCATATAGATTGTTTTTTGATTCTCAATGGATACATAGTCCAGTCGGGTATCATTATTTTCTTCGGATGCAGGAAGTCTAAAGAAGTTTTTAGAATCAGTTGACCAAGTGAACGGAGATAATCCATTGCTACTGCCATAATATTTATTTCCAATCCGTAGCTGACAGGCGGCCAACGGCATATAAGTACCACGACTGTTATCCCATGGAATTAAATTTGAGTCTGCTATCGTCTTGTAACTCCCAGAAATGGCAAATGCACCGGATTCATACATTGAGGAAGCGCCTTTAAAATCCATTACCTTTGTTAAGAGTTCCAACCCGCCTATCATTGATAAGTTACCGTCAGTGCTCAGACATCTGGCTTGTATAACATTTGTAAAAGAATAGTCTGAAATATCTGGCTTACCATCCACTATTTTATAATTGCAGTACCTTTCTTGTATTCCTCCTACAAGCTCATGCGCATCATAAGCACGTAACTCTAAATCGTCATTGGTGATAACCGTATTACCATCATACAAATACATGTTCCAGTTTTTCGGATAAAGAAACTGACGGTAACATTTCCTATCTTTATTTGTATTTAAGCGTGACGAAAGAACTTTTGCATCTTCGTAATTCTCTTCCGGAAGTAAATTCCCAACCGGATAATTGCTGTCTTTTACTGTCACTTTGTTATAACCGCCTAAAATATCTAAGGTGTGTTCCGAACCGCTAAAATGAATGTCCTGCACGCTGAGAACATTCCCGGCTTCAAACGTATAGGATGAAAAGTCAGGTGTGTATTTATAGTAATTTCCGCGATGATCTACATCTACAAAATATAATGCGCCTTTATAGTCAACACAAGTCCAATTAAGGAACTTGCATAGTTCTTCAATCACCTCTTTCAAGTTCATTGGTTTATCGTCTTCGTCGAAGAAATTCTGTTCGCTAATTGTCATACTTTGCAAGACATTTGCGTTTGCATCATAATCCGCCAGACTTTTAGCGTAAACATGTGGTATGTATACGGCCGAATAAGAACCGCGAGACTCTAAGACGCAACGGGTCAATAACTCCCACAAGCTAACAAACTCTTTGCTTCCTGCGCTCTTTTGTTTATAATCTGCGTATTCAAGTGTATTCATGGCAGATACACACTGTATTTCCAGATCGAACAGTGTTGCGGTATAATCTTGCGTATACAATTCCGGAGTAATAAAGCCAGTCCAAACAATCGTATCACCCTGTTTGAAGTTAACGCGGTACTGCTGATATCCGGTCGAGTATAGGCTTTGCAAGTAGTCATTTCCTACCACCCTGATAGTAGCTGTAGAAAAGCGAATAGGAACATAAAGAAAGTTGTCATCCGCAATCTCAATAGAGAAAGGAGCGTCGCCGCTCCCTGCTAACTCGGCAACTCGCCCCGTATAGCCTTCTTTCTGAATTTCTACGATATAACTTTTATTTAGCCTTGATTTGAAAGGCAGAGTGTATATTGTTCCGTAATTTGCCATATTATCTGATTTTATTTTTGATTCGACTTCGATTGTCGAGAACTAACTCTAAATCCTGTCCTCTTACCTTGAAGTTTCCTGATACTTCAACTTTTTGGCCATTAGGGGACGGCGAGATCAATCCGGCCAAGTGCCCGGGTATAGGTGAAATATTGGGGCGGCTAACATCAAGTCCGCTATATAGCTTTGAATTGAGCATTTTAAATAAGTTCGCTTGTTGTGAACCATTCAAGATCATTTCGCCACTGTTTAGCATCGCCGGAACTTTATCACCCGCAAACGAAATGCCGGGTACTATACCGCCATTTGCAAATTTGGGAATACTTGTCATTGCGGCAATTATCGCTGCAACCCCAGCAACCCCCATTGCAATGCCGACGAATGGAATACCTGCATGTGCTTTTAGTGCCTCTGAACCAGCCGCCAAAGTATTTGCAGATGCGCTTTTAGTAGCGGAAGCGGCCTCTATTTCGTTAGCCGTAGACATTTCTAAGATTTTTGGGATAGCTTGTGCTATAGTTCCGATTAGGCTGCTGCCCCACTGCAAAACAGATGCAGTATTACTATCAAACAGTCCGGATAAGCTGCCCATAACATTACTTACATCTCCTAAAGAGTCAGCATACTGCTGATTTAAATCAACATCCTTCTTTTTAATAGGTGATTCAAATTTAGGCAGTTTCATGTTTTTGGTATCTATCCCTTTTGTGGGAAGTCCGGCCATTTTCAAAGGTGACTCTTCCTCAACATATCGCGCTGTCATATTTATGATAACTTTCTTCTGCTCTAACTCTTTGATCGTTTTTAATACAGAGGATCGAACTTCATCTGTTACTGCATCTTGGTATTTTTTTCTCAGATCAGCTAACTGTTTTTCAAGTTCTGAAAGTGAACCAGAGGGAATTGTTTCGTTTTTTTTGTCTTTATTTGTATTATAAGCCCCATTTATTTTTGCATCTGTATTAGCTATTTCCAACTCTTTTTGGGACATTGAAACCGACAATGCGTTTGCAGTAGCACGCATTTTTAGAGCACTCGCAATCGCGCTTTTTTCATCGTCTGCAAGTTCAACGAAAACACTTGCAAGACGATCAAAATTGCCGGATTTACTTGATTTATATTCGGATAATTTCTTTTTGATTTTATCTGCTTCTGTTTGTGTCAGCCATTCTCCGGTTTCTGGATTATATGTGTGTGCAAGCTGATTTTCATAGTTCTTTATCGTATTGTTATATCTGGCGGCTCTTTGGTCTATATCAGGTCGGTTGCTATCTTTTAAAAGGTACTCCCATACATCTTTTGATACATTCTTATTAAATCCTTGTTTTGATAGATCAGCCTGCAAAGTGATATACGACGTGGCAATATTAGCCTTAGATAGTGAATCGTGTAATTTACTCATTTCAAGAAGATACCCTTTTGCCTTCTCCAAATGCTCATTTCTTTCTTTATCTGAAATGTTGCGTGCTTTAGCTTTGTTTAGTTCGATCTGATATTTTGTATTAAGATCGTTAACTTCGCTATTATTGAATAGCGTTTTTGTTTCTAAGTTATCTAAAGCGACAGATAATTCGCCAGCTTTATCAATTACATTTTGTAAATTGGATAAAAAACCACCGAAATTACCCATCGCAATAGATGCAAAGAAACTATCTACACTCGCTTTCATTTGATCTTGCGTTTTTACCCATGCGTCGCCCGTGGTTTGAGATGAATTCACCACTTTATTAAAACCTTCGTAAGCGCTTACAGCAACGCCAATTGTCCCAGCAAACTTCATTATACCAGCCCCGGCAGTTTTTGCCATACTGGAAATACCGCCTTGAAAGCTGTTAACCGAACCTTTTGCCCGATTTAGGTTTGCGTCAAAGTCATTCGTTTTAAGTAATAGTCGTGTTATTATATCAGACATGATTCATTTCTTTTTCGATTAGTTTTGCTTTTGCCCGCAATCGTTTCACTTCTTCATCCGTAACGGATGTGCGTTTCTTTTCGTCTTCCTTCGCTTCATCCCATGGGAAACGAAGTACATCCGATTGCTTTAGTTGTTTTGTACTATTCGCCTGAGCGATGACATACGCAATAATCCGGGTCTGCTCCCAGCTTTCCCGGTTACGCCTGCCTAATCCTTCTAAGAAGTAGCGAACTTCTGCGAGCGTCATCCGGTCGAGGAAATAATCAGGCGCAATACCGCCCTCACCTACAACGCGGACGTAGAGTTCCCGGATACTGCACGCTTCTTCGGAGTCGTCTTTTTTTTTGTGCTATCTGCTGCCTGTTCAAGTAATTCAATCTCTTTTACGAAGAACTCTTTGAAAGAGAGAAACAGAGCCGGATCAGACTCGCACGCCTCTATAAATTCATCAAAAGGCATCAAGAATGTATCTTTGTTATTTGCCAGAAGAATAGAGTAAAACAGTAGGTATTCATCCAACATCCGGCCGAATGCAAACTGCCTTCCGGTGAGATTTTCGAAGATAAAGAAGGCACGCAATGTATACTTTAAAATGTACTTCTGTTTTTTGATAGTGATCGTTTTCATTATGATAAGTTTTTTGAGTTAGAAAAAGAAAAGGCGGGCTTTCCGCCCTTTCATCATTTACGCGGTCGGATCATCTACTATACCTCCATCTCCGGATACTCTGGGGTTAAGTTTTCCCGTGCCTTCAAATGTCGCGGAGAATGTTGCTTTGTCGCCATCGGGTGCGTTTAATTCCAGATTTGTAATTAAAACATTACCGGAGTAAGATGCGGCCGGAAGAGTCCAACCGGAAGAGGGAACTTCATCTGAATCCGCGTTTGCCGGAATACCGAATTTTGCTTCAATAGGCTTGCGTTTTAACATTAAGTCCAAAAGGACATCATAGCCGTTTACTTTATCGTCTGCACTGAACAGGTTTTCACTTGAACCGTTCCAAGACAATTTTTTAATGTCCTTTTCCGTCCAAATACCGGAATCTTTACTTTGCGTGTCAATCGTTTCGGCCGAAATTGACAATTTACAGGATGTAGCCAATGCCAACGCCTTTCCGCCGACAAATAACATGAAATCTTTTCCTAATACTGCATTTGCTTTCATTGTTTTCAATATTTAAATGTTAGTTACTCTACTGAATCCGTCTCAATTTCAAATGTAAGTCGCTGGATGAAAGTTTCTTCAATGAAATCTTCATCGGCGGCGATAAGTTTAGCGCCCGTTACTTTGAAATCGTCGTATTTACCCCGCTTCCCTTCAAGCGCTTTGCGTGCCGCCTCAATGACCTCGACTGAATTTGAATAGTTATCGCTGGCGGCAATAACCTCAATAGTGACACTATCCCCGCTGGCATATCTATCCTTTGTATAAGCTGGCGTAAGTGCACTACGCTTATACAAAACGAACGGGAAAGAAGTAGCGTTTTTAGTAGAAATAGGATAAATCCTATCCCCGACAAGTTGCGTTAAACTTTCCGACTCACTGAGTTTTGAGAATGTATGTTTGCTGATTGATAAGCTCATTTCTTTTTATCTATTACTTTTTGTATTGAATCCAAAATGTTTCTTTCCAGTGAGTTCTCAGCCTCACTTTTTTTAGAGTCTACTGCGCTTTTAAAGAAGTGAGTAGCCTCTATAATACCTCTGTTTGCCCCTCTATTGGTAGCTCGTTCTTTCGTACCGCTTTCGAAGAATTTCAAAACAAACTGTTTCGAACCTTTCCGCCGTTTGTCGAGTAAGTCAACCCGTGCGCCGGACGCATTGCGGTAAACTGCAATATTTATTTCTTTTTTCAATCCAGCCCCACCCGGAACAGATGCAACCCAATTTTTTTGCGCTTGCTTTCGAATGATACTTGCAGATTTACGGAGTCCGGATTTAATAGCCTTCTTTGCCTCCTTGTCATTCAGTGCGGCCAGTAACGCATTAACCTTAGAGGCGTCAACCTCAACCCGGTAAGATGCTTGTACGATATTACTCATTGATTAATTCTGCTTCGATGGTTATAGACTGTGCCTTTCTATCCGGATGGATGAAGGCTATTTTGTATTTACGTCCCTCGTAGACAATGCGCATTTTTTCGCTTATATCTTTGCTGTAACGTACCATGATCGTGACGGTGTGAGTGTTGAGTACCTCGCCGTTTATCTCTTTGCGCGTACCGGATTTATACCGGACACACGCACGCTTTTTGAAAGCTTCCGTCCATCTCTCAGACGTACCGCCCAAAGCGTCGCGAATCGTCTGAGAATGTAGAAAACTTATAATTTCGGTCAATAGTCCTGCTTGCATTATGTATATCGTTTTAAGGGTTGAAGCAAGAAGGCAATATGACCCGGAATGATATTAGGCGATGCGAAAGTTATATCTTCACGGTTCGCATAATAGTTTGCAGCTATAATGCGGATGGCGTGCCAGATTCGCGGGTCTATCCGGTCGTCTTTAACGAACGATTCAATCGGTGCATTAAGATAAGCCTCAATACTGAGTTGTACCGGAATGATCAACCCTTGTATATAAGTGTCGTCATTGTCGAAATCAACATTAAGATGTTGCTTTAACTCTTCAAGTGTTACGTATTCTTTCATCTTAAAAAAATGAAGAAGGCCGAGGCCGAAGCCCCAGCCTTTGATTAATACTTAGTTTTGTCGTTATGCCTTCTTTGCTATGGCAAAAGCTTCGCTTCGTGCAGTCACAATATCATAATCAGAGTTTAAAACGAAGTTTACAATATTGCTTTTGGCCTGTGTATAGGGGTCAATCACCAAGTCAATATCGCCAAACTGCCCGATGGCAACATAAGAGAACACACCAAAACCGATAGTATCGGTTGCCATGTAGGAGGTGACAAGTACCGGATAACCATTAATCTTGCCATCTTCAAGAATCATTTTAGGTGATCCTTTTTCAATCGGAGTTGATTTTAGTTGTCCATAAACAGCCGGAGTACAAACATATGCGGCAGTTCCGTCGGTTACATCGACACCCTCAGCCATAACCGCCGTTTCCAATGCGACAACATTAGCAAAAGACGGGGAGTCTGTATATGTTACAGAAGCGTCTTTAACGAATGGGCCGGAACTGGCGCCTTCTAACTGTGTACCTGAAAACATCCATTTGTTCAGAAGTCGCGCACTTCCGAGTGAAATTTGTTTCAAGACAACATCTTGAAGCGAGTAATTAGTCTGACTGATAGCACGTTTTGACACCGGAACAGAGATAGACACACGCTTAGGAGTTGATTTTATTTTTCCGAGTGAAAGTTTTGTATCTCCAATTGCGGCGTTTTCACCCGCAATACTGGCCTCAATAGCCTGTAAAGTGGGGAATATAAGCTCCCCTACAAGCCCGCTTTGCATTTTGATACCCAGCTTATTAATGATAAGCCCTTTTTCCAGCGGGTCAATGATTTCACCGATTGTAACAGGCACGATATCAGCAACGGTAGCTGTATCGGTCACAGTCAAACCGTGTTCAACTACTTTGATTCCGTCCTCAGTGACAACCCCATTATAGTCATCAAGTGATCTATGATATACCACATCGTAAACCGCTTGCGGAAACAATGCTCTTGTTGGAGTAACCCGATCTCTTTCCGGTTCAGTATCGAGACTTCTGCGCTCGATCTTCATTTGCAGCAAATCCTTTTCATTTTTCAAAGCTGCAAAAGCCTTGGATTCATCCTCGGTGAGTGATCTTTTTTCGACTTCTGCCGCATCAAGCATTGTGCGCATTTCTTCTTTAATTTCTGCAATTCTGTTAAGTTCCTTTTTCATTGTTAGATAAATTTTCGTAAGTTATTAATTTGTTCTTTGTAGTAATTGTCTGTTAGTGAACTGTCTATTTCCTCCAAACTCCGCAAAGTGACGTCCGTTCCATAATAGGCAGGGTTGGAAACAATCGAAATATCTGAAATTCGATCTATTTTGTGAACGATTCGATACAGTAACCCGTCCAACTTCTTGTATGTGACGTTCTTTTTGTCATCTGTAGAATAAGCAAACGATGAACCGTACAAATCACCTCTTGAAATCATTTCTACTGCATAGTCGCCATCCGGAGTATTAGGAGCGGATAGCTTGTATCCGAGTCCGTAATCATTCACCATTAAAGAAAGAGAACCGGTTCCATATCTTGAACGGGCTATCATCCGTTGTGCGTTATGCTCAATCAGTGCCCTTATATCACATGATTGAATTAACTCGTCTGTTATGGCGCCGCGCTCGATCACTTCAATAAAGAAGCGCTTTGTTTTCTGGTCAAAATTAAGCCTACTCTCCTGATCGAATACGGCGGCAAAGCCTTCTATCATCCGGCCTTCCGAAATCTTGGGTGATGCTATATCCGTATAACTTCTAATTTCCATACCGTTTTTACCATATGCTTTTTATTCGTTATTTGGTAGCTCGTTTTTATTTTCCCCGGAAGATTCACCTCTGATTTTAGGACTGTCAATCGGGGCGAAATTGCAACCGGTCATAACAGTATCACCACCGGGAACGGGTGGCAATCCTTTCATTGCCCGCAAATGGTTTGTGGTAAAAATACCAAGTTCGTAGCCTCCTTTCATGTAGGTTATCTGCGTTGCGAGATCAGTTTGGTACAAAACATCAATATCGTAGCGGATACGGTACAGATGCGATACACTGTCAGGAATTAGCTTCACATTGAGTTCCGCCTCAAACTGTTTGAGAATAGGAAGTAATGTATCAGTAAGGAATGACACTTGTCCCATTTCTGAGGCTTTGTAGTTTGTGGGTTGTCCGGCAAAGACCTTATCAGGATGTACGCCGAACATGCGGCAAATCTCTAAAATAGAGTGCTTCATCTGTTCCAGCAATTGAGAGTCAATCGGATTTATCGAAAGCTGGTGAAAAGAAGCGTCGCCGCTTACTGATACGATACCCCGGCCGGAATTTAATTCATTCTCGATCCGTTCGGCAACACTTGATGTCTGAGTATCAGTCATACCGGCAATTCCCTGAGCGCCTTCTTTGGCTCCTGAAACAATACCTTTTATCTTGCTTCCATTTTGAAAAAGGTGGAGCGCTTGATTATCTGCGCTGCCCCCAATGCTGAGTACGCGAGACCCGTAATAGATTGTGCTTACTCCTGTGTAACCTCCATCGAGACTTTTGTTTTTAAGATGTATAACATCATCAGCCTCAAAGGTTCCGTTTATTCTGTTGATAGGGTCGCAAATCTTATATATATTGCGAAACTTGTCATAAGTTACGGTATTAGGTGCACACAGTATAAGTTCACTTATTTCTCCCCATGTCCTGCGAATAAAAATGTAGGCATTTCCAGCCAACACAACCTGTATAACTGCATTCTGCATCAGATCATAAGAGTTTTGCCTTAAATTCGGGCGGCGCACAAGCAGTTTGTATAGTTCGTGGCGTTCATCAGCAGAAAAATATCCGTCCTGTTTTCGTTCTATCAGCAAAGGTAGTGAGGCTATTGTTCCGGAAAGGATGGAAACGCATCTGTATACCGCCGCAAGCTGCATTGCTTTTTCGGACGAATTTACATTAACAGGTTGAGCCGGAACGGAGGCCAAACGTACATTGGCATTTGTGTTACCCTGATTTTGAGCAATAGTTCCATTGCCTAAACCTTCGGAAATACTACGTATTTGTCTTGTTAGAATATTGAAAATCTTCATATTTTAATTTGTATAAGTGTTAAACAGGTAAAATGTCATAAGATTTGTTATCGTTGAATCAATCTTACTATTATGCGTTCGTTTGATCGGCTTTTTATTCATGTTCCTATCTTCGTCAAGAACGGCATTACCAAAGCAATACGGCGTTATTGGATTCGGGTCAAATGTTATTTTATTGCGATGCAGCGCGAGTTCAAACGATTCTATAGGACTTGTAAACGTTCCGTATGTTTGTTTTACCGGGCTTATGTAGTCGTTTGCATAGCCAACCGATGCGGATAATAGATTTACGAACTCAGCCGACTTATATGGGTCATATCCAATTCCGAGAATTTTCAAGTACTTTGCCCGGGCTAAAATATCATTCACGATCATTTCGTAGTCGATCACTTCGCCCGGACATAGCTTCAAATATCCGGCCTTGACCCATCCTTCATATAATTCCCGGTTAGGGTATCCGGGCAAAGCGCCTTCCGGAAAATAATAATCCGTAACGGAATGAAAAGACTTAGTATCCGGGGAATAGATATTGTACGTTACAGTTGAAAAGTCATCACGTACTGATAAATCAACTCCTACCATCGTAGGCGGGTGACTTGTGATCTTATCCACAGGGATAGCCCTAAACCGTTCCTCGATCTCCCTTGCTTCAATCCATTTCGTTTCAGAATTGACCGCAAAGATGTTAAGGAGCTTTGTGCGAAACTCTAATGCGTCAGGTGCGCTATATAGCGCCTTTTGATAAGCGTCCTTGTAAAAGTCCTCGTAAACCGTGATCCCCATGTGGGGTTGTACTTTATACCACGTTGCCGGATCACCTTCTTCATCGTCTATGTCGGGTTCAAAGATGTGGGCGAAAATAGAATCGTTCTCAGCCTCACCGCGTAGAATGGCTTTATATATTGAAAGCATTTCAGTGAACGGGGTTGTATGCTTGTCTGAGGCGGTTGTTATTACGATGGTCAAAGGGTTGAGCCGTGCGCCCATTGAAGAAGTTAAAACGTTCTTCAAAGCGGCGCTATCGGCTTGCGAATATTCGTCTACTATCACCGTGCTTGCATTAAGCCCGTCCAGTTTGTCGGGACTGGACGCCAAACACCGGGCGAAAGAGGTTTTGCCCTTTATTTTGTTATTTATGATCTCTCTGTTAATCTTAAAATGTCGCAACTTCCGGTCTAATGCTTTCAGGATGTTGCGGATTTCATCAAAACATATCTTAGCCTGATTGTAGGAATTGGCGGCAACGTATGCTTGTGCATTAGCATCGCCAAACAACAAGTCGAATACCGCCAAACTTGCGATACTTGTCGTTTTGCTGAATTTGCGAGGGACAAATAGCAGAGCGTCACGAATCAGGCGTTTATTTGTCCCGGGTCTATAAAAACCAAGTATGTTCGTGAATTGAAATACCTGAACCGGAGTTAGCTTATATCTCGTCAGCCCCTTAGTGCCGGAAAACTTCAACTTTTCGTAAAACACAATAAAGCGGCGGACTTTACCGGGTCTAAAGTCATATTTATCCAGCAGATAAAAGAAACGACGGATCGCCAGTAACTCGTAAAGGTTATGCGCCTCCGGGTTGCCTATACATCCGGCTATATAAGTGTTTAACCGGATATCCGCTTTATCTAACTGATAAGAGTTTATATCAACGGAGCGCAATACGTCAACGGTAGCAGTCTTTAGCTGTATAAGTTCCTCCTTATTCATAGTCATCCGCCTTGTTTACTTCGTCGATTAATTCGGTTACTTCGTCGGCTTCACCTGATGCAAGGGTCTGCAATGTCAAGCCAAGTTCGCGCAACTGCTTGCGAGTGGCTTCAAGCGCATCAAACAGAGTTTTAAAAGCCGGATGTGCAACCAGCTTTTCATTATTCTCGCGGGTTATCTCTTTAGTGAAAGATTTCATCCGCTTTTTTGAGATGTCAGATAGAGCAATCCGGAACGCCATATAAGACCCGGCACAAAGCTCTATACATAAATCAAGTTCAGGGGTGTATGTGCCTTGTGCTTCCATTGCGGAACGGATTTTTTCTGTTATGTCGTCTAAAGTTGCCATGTTTTTACGCGCTTTTTACACGTATGTTTTTTAAGTAAGTATTTGGTAGCTCGTAGATTGTAACGGAAAATGTCACCCCCAACGGATACCCCCTCGTTTTGAAAATTCTCCGTGCGTGTAAAAACTGGTGGGAGTGGGTTTGAGCAGTTTGTCGCTTTTGAAAAAAACACCCCCCCCTCCTTAAAAAGGACAAACTGTACGATGTTTTTTATTACTTAATAGAGTATATGTGCTTTTGAAATAAAATATAATATATTATCTTTGTGCAAAAAAGAGAAATATATGGGAAAAGTTCTAATATTAGGAAATGGATTTGATTTAGATTTGGGATTTAAAACGAAGTATAAAGATTTCCTTGAGAGTAAATATTTTCCTTCGTCCGAAGATAGTATTCATGGCGGACTGATAGAGCATATCAGACAAGCATCTCTAAATCAAACAATGGTTTGATTTAGAGAATGAAATAAAAAATTATGCAATGAATAATCAAGGAAAAGATAGCAGTACTTTAAAAGAAGAATTTAATTGTCTTTCTCAAAAGTTATGTGATTATTTGAGTAGCCTTTGTTACAGTTCATACATAACGTCTTCATGTGCCTGTCGGTTATTGAAAACTTTAGTGAAATCGGATTTTTTGGAAATATATAATTTTAATTATACTCCGTTTGAAGATATTTTTTCCGATGTAATAAAACCTAACATAAGTATAAAACATGTACATGGAACCATAAATGATGACAATATTATAATAGGAATAGAGGATGAAGTTGAAATCCCAGAGGCATTTTGTTTTTTGCTAAAGTCGCATAACAAACATTACCGTTCAGTGAATTTAGGAGAATCATTGTTTGAAAATGATGATATTATTTTTTTCGGACATTCTTTAGGATTGACGGATTATTATTATTTTTCTAATTTTTTTCTCACACAGTCTGGGAATATTCGGTCTGAGAATATTGTTAAAAAGAAGATTACCATTGTTACTTATAATTATGAATCAGCAGAAAATATATTATTGCAATTAAGAAAAATGAATAATAAAAGTACTCTTCGATTATTTGAAAATAATGATTTGAGAATTTATTGTACAAAAGAAAAAGATAGTGTTACCCAATTTGATTCGTATCTTGAGGAACTGATATATGATATTAAAAAGGAAAATTTAGAATTAGCAATAACGAAAAAGAGAGCTGGGATAAGACGTATAAATTAATAAAACATGTTTTGTAACAAATAGAGAAGAGGGTATATACCCTCTTCTCTATTTGTTACAAAAATCTATCTGCAAAACGCTCTGTTGCCCGCCTGTTGTTTGCCTGAATTGCTTCTTTCGAATGGCTAAACGCGCGTCGGTGTATCTCAGAATGGCACGCATGGCAAAGGCTCTGTAGGTTTGCCCGGTCAAACATAAGGTGTTTCATTCCGAGTTCATGCGGAACGGATTCAACCGGGTTTTTGTGGTGTACTTCGGTTGCAAGTGTACTCAGCCCGTTCGCCTCGCATACTTCGCAAACCGGATTAGTTCTAAGCTTATCGCAACGTAGGTTCTTCCAGCGCTGCGAGTTGATCATCTTAATGTAATGCGGGTTTCTGCTCATTGTGTTTTATTTATTTGTTCATAACTAAATAATATCCTATCGCATTGATAGCATTCGTGCAGTTCCTTTCTGGTAGCTTCAATATTATTTGTTTCAATGTTCACATAATGCGTATCGATTACTTCGCCCGATACGCATTGAATCCGTTTAATTAAATACTTCATTCCAGCTTATTCATACCAGCAAGTAAATACTTGATGCGTTTACAATTCCCATCGCACCGGGTTGACTGAGTTTCTTTCTTGTGAGTCACATTCGCGCAACCCTTGCTTACTCTTGACGGGCACATCTGTTTAAATACTGTGACTGCATTTGCTGTCGTTTCTTCTCGCTGTATTCGAATAGCCTCTGTTGCGACTGTTCGAATCAGGGCACGCGAACGAACTCGTTCCGTTGTGGCCTGTTGAATGTAATGTTCTGCTTTATTCATGCTTTGTCATTTTAGGTTTATACTTCCAGCCGTTCAACTCGTATACACGTTTCCGAGCTTCTTCGCGGTCAATATAAAGCGGTTCGTTACGAACGGGACTTGATGTTTGTATTTTCCCATCTGAATAATCACAGACGCATATTCTGTAATTTCGTCCGTGTATAGAATATGAATATTCTCCTGCTTTCATGTTTGATTCCTTTCTTTATTGTTATTAGTCAATCAGTTCAATATCATATTCTCTTTCTTGGAAAGGATGTGTGAGCTTGGCAAGTTCAATAGCTCTACGAGCATTCTTTACGCAACTAAATTTTCGGGCTTTAGTTATATCGTGCGTTCTTGGAGGATCACCCGCCCAGCCTTGCCCTAAATAGCAAGGTTGAGAAGATTTTATTGTTACTACTATCTTATTCATTTTTTTTAGTTATACGTTAATTTAAAATGGTAATGCGCCCTTAGATAGCTTCCCTAATGGGCTAATATATCTATAAAGATTTTTATTCTCTTTCATTACTTGTTTCAGATTTTTGCCAACCACCAGATAATGGAAGTAATGTAATCGTTTTAATTTCTTCATTTCTTTTTAGTTTTAAATTAATTCTCCACTTCATCCCCTCTCTTTGGTTTCCGAACCGGGACTCGTAGTTCTTTTTCAGTGAACTTACTCGACATATACCGTTCTGCATCTGGCCAGTTCGTAAAGCATAAGTCCGGATCAGTATAAAGCCTTAGAAGTGTCTCGTTCAGCTTGTCGAGTGCTCCGAATCCGCTTGAATTGATCTTTTCGTCTGTTTTAAACTTGCTGTTTAAGCGTTCGTAATTCTCTGTAACGAATCGGTCGATATACTTCCGGTTCTGTTCGTTCACGGGCTTATGATGTTCCGGAACGTCTTGCAAATAATTTGCGTTGATTGGTTTCTTAATCATTATTTAAAATTTAAATCGTAGTTGTCCGTTCTTCTCGTCTTTCACGTGTTGCGGCAATGCCCGTTTCGGCTTTGAGTAGTTGAACTGTCTCTCAGCCTGCGCAAAGTCGCTGAACATTTCCGTAATTTCGTCCGGTATGGGATCATCATTTTCTTCGTGTTCCGGATCGGCTACTCTCAGAAATGCACCTACCAGATATTGCATGATTTCATAGATACTTTTGAATTTGTATTTAGCTTTGATAGCGTCGAGCCGCTTCCAGTCATCGAGGTCTATGCGAACCACTGACTTTTTAAAGTCGCCTGCTGGATTCTTGTTTCTTTTCTGCATAACTTTATTGTTTTGGTGGTTTTAATTGCTCTATTGCGTTTACATCGCCTTCCTGTGCCCGTTGTTTTAGATACTGATACCAGCTTAACGAGGTGAATCCCTCCGGCGGCACAAATGCCCTTTCTTCTGCTTCTTTTTGCCCCGTCCGGATGCGCATCCGTTCAAGTTCAATAGTCCTATCAGACATGAACTTTTTTATTGCTTCACAAAATGCGATCGGGTCGAAGGAACCATAAAATTTGCCATATAGCCCTAATTTGAACCGGGCAACGAACAGCATAAATTCAGGCAGCTTTAAAGCGCTGTAGTGCGAAAGTATCAATTCTGCGAGTTCTTTACGGGATGACTCCGGAAGATCGTTTTTAACCTGCGTAAATTGATCGATACTGTTCAGTTGAATGTTTATCCATTGCAGAGACAGATCGCGCCCGTAAGCGGTGGAAACCAACCCTATCGTTGGCGCATCGCTATTATATACTTTCTCGTAGTTCCCCGGCAATCTTGATCCTACGTCAGGATTAAACGTAGTCATTAGCTCTTTACCAGTTGAGAACCTCTTCATCAGGCAGGCTACTTGTTCCCCCTTCGCTGTATGCTGCAAGCTCTGTAACGAGGTTTCTTGTCTTGTCTGCCTTACTATGTTTCCGATCTGTTTCATTATTTCTGTTTTTATTTAGTTTATACCAGCTTGCGAAATGATGTTTTGCATCTTTTTCGCTTTTTGATGTTTCGCCCCGGTTTTGAAGTTCGACGAAGAATTGCTTCAAATAATCAGCGAACTGTTGGAGCGTTAAATGATTGTTCATGCAAAATGACTCGTACCAAATAGCGTCATTTGACAGCGCATTAAAGCAATTCTCTAAATCAGTTTCAGCCTCGCGCATATACGCGTGTGTGGGTGTAATATTC